ACTCGATCTAAATCTATAAGTGAAGACTCAGGGTGATTAAGTTCAGAAATAGACATTCCTTTATTAATCATGTCTTTATATCTTTCTGCCTCTCTTTTTAATATTTTTTCAGGGTATACCCTACCATTTCTATTTGGTACTCCATATTTTTGTAAGGTTGCGTAAAATACAAAAGGTTTTGAATGATCTAATTGGCCATAAGATTCTTTAATTACTTGGCTATTTCTATATTCGTTTGGGTTTATAATTCCTGCATCATACTCCAAAAGAATTCCTTTACCCGTGTCGCTTGGTCCTAATATTTTCATAATGTTTTTATGATAAATATTATATTAATTCGGTTTCTTTAGTTTTTGTTTTACTTAATGTAAAATACTTAGAATTTTTTAAGTCATCAAAATAAATTGAATTTATGATTTTTTTTATTTTAGACCTCAACATAATTGATTTAAAATCTGTAGTTTTGTCGTGAACAAAAAGGGTTATTTCTAAATTTAAAAAACTTTTTTTATTTTTTTGTATACCACTTGTTCTTAAATCTAAATCCACAATTTGTTTCCTTTCAAAGGTGGAAGAATCAACAACTTCTAATAGAGTGTGTAGTATTTGACGTTTTATGAGACCTGTAATTTTAGTCCAATTATCTTCCTCAGATTTGGGTTCTACCCATGTTTGTAATACAATGTAAATTGATTTTAATTCTTTTGAGTCTACTGTACCATAGTGACATTTTGCATCATCAAAAACATTTAATTTTGACGTTTTTCCTTTTTTCATTTATCATGACTTTCAAGTTTATTTTTTATAAAATATAATCAAAAAATAATTCTTGTCAAAAATTAAAAAAATTGTTAGTATTTATATATTAAAACCAAAAAAAATTTATGATCATAGTACACGTAAAAAATGAAAAATCTTTAGAGCAAGCATTAAAAACTTATAAGTTTAAAATTTATAAGACAAAACAAATACAAAAATTACAAGAACGTCAAGAATATAAAAAACCCTCCGTTAAACGAAGGGCTCAAATTAAAAAGGCTCAATACAAACAAAAGAATCAAATCTCTTCTTGAGTTTCCTCTTCTTTTTTTACTTCTGATTTTTTTCCAAAAATCTTTTCGGTAGATGTAAGACCTAAACAACCAAACGCTAACATAGCAACGGCATTTACTAACGTGTCAGATGGTCTAATATCTCCATGAGAATAACTATTCACGTATAACGTAATACAAAGAGATACACCACATAAGATTCCTACAAATCTTTTTGAAGATGCATTGCCTTGGCTATCCATAAATAATCTTCCGATACTTTTAAAAAAATTTTTCATAGTCCCAAACTTAATTTTTTTAGTTTATAATAATCATAATGGTTACATTTTGACTCCATTACTTTATTGATTGTTTTGTTAATTGTACCCTCAAGTTCTTTATCTGATGACTCATTAATTGAAACTTTTAAGTTATCCAAAACAAGTTTTTTAAGATTATCAAAATTTTCTTTTAACTCTTCTCCGTTAAGTGATAAAATTTCATCTAATTCTTTTTTATCATTTTCGTTTAAATGACCTAACTCTTTTTTTAAATTTTCATTTGCTATTTTAACCATAGAAGAAATTGGTATATTAATACTTTCAGTAATTTCTTTTCTACTTTCTTCTTTTGTAATTATATTTTTAATATTTTTTTTAGATTCTAAAATATTTTCTAGATTTTTTATGCCGGTTTTGTATATTGCGGTATCTATATCAGAATAATTATTAGAGGTATTTTTATTCCAAGAATTTATCCAAACATTAATATCTTTTAATCTGTTACCTTGACTCTCCAAAAGTATTTGAGAATATTCAATTGATTCGTTAATGTAATCATTTGCTATGTCGTTAGGAAGACCTTTATTTGATGATAGATCGTCATAAATGTAATACAACTCAGATAGGTCCTTATTTTCTAAAACCAAATGTTTAAATTCAAAAATAAACCTTTTAAATTCAGGTTTTTTTGCTAATTCAATTGCCGTGTTTTCTATTTTTGTTTTGATTGTGCCAAAAGTGTTCATATATTTTTTTATTTATAAATATTACTTATCAATTAAATCTCTCAGTTTGTTATTAATTTCCACTAATGAATTTCTACCTTTTGATAATTCTAATACCTCATCATCATTAAAAAGGTTTCTTTCAAGTATCAAATCTAAGTCATTTCTAACTAGCCTTTCTGTTGTTGGTGGTTCTGCTCCACCTGCCGATGGTGGTTCTGCAGGTGCAGTTTCACCTCCCATACCTCCCATATCAGGAGGTGCTCCACCAGCGTCTCCACCAGCTTCTCCACCCGCAGCGGCACCAGCGCCAGCAGCACCATCTTTTTTACCGTAAAGGGCATCAATATTGTCGAATATTCCTGTATTACTAATAACTTCGGCAGTTTTTGCCAATTCACCCGCAACCGCACGTTCTATTCTTTGTTGTTGTAAATCTAATCTTATTTCTTCGTCTGAAAACCCTAAAATATGTTTTTTAGCCCATGATGCAGAAACCGGCGCAACCGAATTTGGTATTTCAGCAACGGCATCTTTATACAATAATATTTTTTCTTTCCAAACTTCAACACCAAGTAAATCTGCCTGTTTAGATGGGTTATGTAATGAAAGAGTAAAGTTTGTTAATTCATCTTCAAACCCCAATAAAAATAAATGAATAATTGCAATTTTATTTAATTCAGCAATCATAGATTTTTGTATTCTATTTATTGTTCTTGCAAATCTAATATCTAATAAAGATAGATTTTTACCATCACCAACCGCCTCTTCAAAACCTAAATATGCTTTAGGTATTCTTAATGCGGTAACAAGTTTCTTTTGAATATATTCAATGTCCGCAATCTCAGCTAAGTTTGTTCCACCTGGTAATGTTTCAATTGGGTTTGTTGCTGTGGTATCTCTAACAGGTATAAAATAATCTTGGTCAACGGCCAACTGGTTATATCTCATATCAACATTACCTGTATTTGGATCCGCAATTTGGTCTCTTTTAAATTTACTGGCAACTTTTTGTACGTATGCATCCACATCCTTATCATCCATGTTACCAACAAACACTTTAAACACTCTTCTTTCAGGTGCTCTTGAAACACGATAAACCATCATAGCATCCTCAGATAATAGAAGTTGTTTCCAAATACGTCTAGCCTTTTCTAACATAGATGTACCATAAGGAAGTTTTCTATCATCACCCAATATTCTAAAATGACCAACTTCCCAAGTATTGAACTCCATATTTTTTTCTTTCCAAACAAACTTCAGGGCGTCGTTTTCCATTTCTTGTGAGTACTTGTCAGGTTGGAATCTCATACCCTTCTCTAACCTTTCTATTTGGATATTTGGTAATTGCTGACACCCGACAATTCCTTTCTCAGGGTCTAATTTAAGATAAATAAAATTATCACCAAATTTACATGTGTTTCTTGTCCACATCGCAAGATTTGTATTAATGTCCAACCTATTATTAAACAAATCAACCAATACAGATTTTATTCTTTTTGACTCCGAATATATTTTTAAAATGTGCCCATCTTTATCTGGAGTTGTCGATTCTTCAGAATATACATCTAATGCTGCAGAAATTTCAGGAGTATATTCCATCGATTCGTAATCATAATAAGACGCCATTCTTGTTGGTTCATAATAAACCGCTTGCTGATATAAATTACTTTCAACTTTTTGCCATTGTTTTCCAATGTACATTGTTTGTTGTGCTTGTAACTTTTCGTTTTCGTATTCTTTTTTGTCTGTTGTTTTTAATAATTCCTTCTTATCAAATTTAAAAACGGGAGATTCTTGATCCATAGTAGAATTAGGACCGAAAACTTTCCCTAACCTTTGCCAAACCGTTAAATTATTTTTTGCCATATTTTTTTATTTTAAAAGTAATTCTACAATGAAAAAATTAAACTCTTCTATTACCGAATAACCATAAATACTTTTCATAATCACTTTGTGTTAATGTGTTTCTATGGTATCCATTATTGTTGTAAGTAGATACGGGTACCCCCGGATTAAAATTCATTGAGGAGTCTGCAAACGCTTTTTTGTCTGTTGACCAAGAATCTAACATAGCCTTTGCTTGTTCAGTTGCCTTTTCTAATTGTGCAAACGAAGTTTCCCCAACATAAACCGCCATAGCAAATGCCATGATTAAATCGTCGTGTTGACCTTTTTGGTGATCGGGCCTACCGTTTACATAAACAAAAGTG